TCAGTAATTACTTCATTATATTCATTAAACATAGTAAGAAATATAACTTCTCTATAGGCTTTAAACTCTAAATAAGTTTTCCATATTAATTGATTAGCTCTATATCTTCTATCTCCTGATGTTCCTGTTGATTGTCCAATGTATCTATTATCATGATATCTTGATTCTAATCCTTCTTCTAAACTTAAATAATTATATTGAGATTTAGCTTGTCCACTTGTTACATCCCATGCTGCATTAGGTGTTAGATAATTAGATGATGTATAACCTCTTAATCTTTCTAATACTTCATCTTCTACTTTACCTTCTAATTCATCAATAGCTTCTGTAACAGTAATTGGAGTTCTATACCACCAATAATCTCCTTTTTCTATTCTTTCTTCATTACTATTCTTATGAAAACCACAATGTAGTGTATTTAATACCATTGGATGTGGTTGTCCATTTTTTTCTATAACTACTATAAAACATCTATCTACTGCGAGTACATGTTTAAATGATAATGATTTTAATGATTTTATATCAAACTTAACTTTAAAATATTCTACAACATCGTTATAGAATATCTCCATCTCACTCTTAAAATTCTTTACATCAATTTCTTCAGGTTTAGGCATAGTACGCATAGCTTGTTCAATCTCTTCAGGATTAACATTCTGTGCTTCCAGTTGTGCTTGAAATATAGCTAATTCTTCGTTAATAGCAGCTTCTAGTAATTTCTTTAATTCTTCATCTTTTGCAGCATTATCTCTATCAGATAATAATAATACATCAAAATTATCTCCACGTTTAAGCATTTGTCCAACAAGATACATAAACTTAGGATACAATCTATTGTATATAACTATTTCTCTATCTTGTTCAAAAGGTAATTTAAACATATCCCCTTCAGGATTACATAAATCATATAACTGTTTAAATAAAACACTACCATCATTGTTAAGAATGGAATAGATAAGTCTATATTTCTCATAAGATTCCATATTGGTATTATTAAAAGGTACAATGGTGTTCATTATACTTTTATACCAATCATCTGATTTATTCTTTTCTCTTAAATTGAATACCGCTTCCATCTATTATTTATATGATTACGTATTGTCTGTAATGCTACAGTTTTTGATTTATTCATTACTCTATAATTCTGTTCACCAATAGCAAGAGTTATTCCTAATAACGCAGAAACTCCATCAAAGTTACCTTTTAAATTATAACTTTTAATTTGTCTAATAGTAAATATACAAGGAATACGTTCTATATTAGAAATTTCTATTCCCTGAATTTCTTTTTTTTCTAAAAGCCAATCTCTAAAAGAATCTACTAATGATATCTTAGCTAAATTATTTCCTACTATATATCCAGTTTGACTTACTGTTCTTGAATAAATAAATTGTCCTTGTTCAAATTGTGGTCTAAGACATAGTAAATCAGCTTTCTTTTTCTTTAAAAAATAAGCTCTAAGTCTATCTCCTCTATTAGCTTCATACCATAAATTTCTAACAGGATTACCATATAATGCAATACCCATCTCTAGTATCTCATTATATCTATCTATACCATCTAAATTCTTACCAATATATGTAGCTGCTATTTCATTTCCTGGCAATCCATATACTTCATATTTAGGATTAACAATAAAATATGCAGCACCTAATGAACCTCCTTTGTCCATTTCATCTGATATGTATGGGTCATGCAGTACAATAACAGCATCATTAGGAATAATACCATTTAGTTTTAACTTATCAGGACTAATATATATCATAAACTCACCTGTTAAATCATCTCCAGCTTTTATTGGAAAATTATAAATAGGTTTAGGATTTGTTTTAATCTGATAGTTAACACCATATTGTGCTGCACTATCCCAATACATATCGATTGCAGTTCCTAATGTTTCATATAAATTATCTCTTATTAATTCTTTTTCTCTTTCTTCAGCTTCTTTTACTGGTAATAATGAACCACCTTCTGATAACCACATATCAGTTATGCGTAGTGGAAAGTTCATTTTTTGTCTTATTAATACTTTAGGGTCTGAAGATTTAGATGCTTTTTTTATTTCTTCTTGATAAAATGATAATGCTTTAGGAATATCAGTATTACCATTCTTATCCTTAAATCTTTTATCTGTTATATATGCTGGAAGAAACAAACATTGATCTTGATCTCCATATTTAAACTTTAAACAATTATAATCATCAGGATGTGTAAATATCTTCATAGCATCATGAATAGTTTCTATATTACCTGATGTACCAATTCCCCATTGTACACCAAACTGCTCACCATCAGTTTTAACTACAGCATCATTTGATAACCATGCTTCTATAAACAACTCCATTAATCCTATTTCTTCATAAACTATAAGATTTCTTCTACCACCAGCTCCTGATTGTCCACCATCTCTTTTGTTAGTAGAATAAACATTATGATATAGTGTAGAACCAGTTCCTATTTCTTTCCATTCATTCTTAATTTTTACAGGTGTTGTATTACGCCAAGGATTATCTTTATTATTAGCACTAATATGCCCAGTCATTCTTTTCCAAAATGGACATGGTTCATAATCATCATCTCCAGGTTTTCCCCATACTCCAAACTCTTGATTAAGTGCTAATTCATTTAATGATGCTTCTATCTTTTCAGCTAACTCACTAGATTTATCTTTTCTTCCTGAACCTAAATCTATTTCAGCTTTTAATTCTCTTCTAACATCTCCAGGTTTATAATATTTTTCTCCATCAAAGATTAATTCAAATAATATACACATTAGTGCAGCAGTATATGATTTACCACCACCTCGAGAACCTAATATAACAAAGTTTTTAGCATCATTAAAATATAATGGTCTTCCTAATGGTTTATCATGAAGTTGAAATAAATAATCTCTAGGATGTACAAATTCTTTTAAAAATCCTTTTTTATTAAATATAGTAGTTTTTTCTTCTAGTGTCATGTAAAAAGCATCAGGATTTAATACTTTCCAGTTACAAGTATATTCATCATCATTTTCAAATCCTGAAAATCCTTGTGCTTCTAAATAATAATAAGCTAAATGCCACTCTATATCTCTGATATTAGGTTTTAATTTTAATCTAGCTTTTGTTTTCTTATCAGTTTCTACAATAGTACAATAACTTCCATAGAATCCTATTCTACCAGGAACATATCTATACTGTCCAAATTGAGGATACCAAATACCTTCAATACATTTAGAACGAGTTAATTGCCAAAAAGAATTATATCTAGGGTCATCAGGATGATATAATTGAGGTTTAAACTCATTGAGTATTCCTTCTAAATCTTCAATTTGAATCCATTTAAAATTCCATTCATCAGTACATGTACTTATATTAGCTACTTCTGACATATTCTTTAAATGTTATCCAAGACCAATCAAAATATTGCATCTCAACATAATTAGGTTGATACATTATTGGACAATCTTTAGCTGTTATATCATAATGTCTATAAACATTATCAATAGTTAACTTATGTCTTGCTAATAATACATTAATCAGATATTTAACATTTCGTAAAGTATCTTCAAATCTACTATTCGTATTAACACACATTTCTATACCAATAAAGTAATTATTAGCACTATCACCAGCAGGAACTAAAGTTCTTCTAACAGGAAGATTAGCTCGTCTAGGTTTATCTCCTACATGCCATGCTACTTCATTATCAGGAATCATTTGTATAATATTTTCATCATCTACTACATAATGACAACTAGCTTGTACTGTAGTATTACCAAAATATTTAAGATGTGCTTCAGCACCAGCTGTAGGTTTAACATTAGCTGTCCAATGTACAATAATACCTTTTAGTTCTTTAAGTTTTCTTCCAGGTCTATTATTATTTACTAGTTTTACTTGTATATCTACCATAAATCTCCTTTTTCCGATTTAGTTAATTTAGAACCACCTTTAGCTCTAACAGATTGTTTTTCTTTAATAAATTCTTCTTCTATTTTTTGATATTTTTGATAAATAGACAAAGAATCTTTTTGTAACATATTGATTTGTGTAGCAGTTCCTTTTACAACAACTACTTTATCTCCTAAAAACTCTGTAGTATCCAATGTTAATTCTGTATCAGCAATCAACTTAGCTCTCTTTTGCAACTGATTCTTTTCTTCTGCATAAGCTCTTTGTACAGCAGTCATACATTCTAAAGGATATGCTTCTAAACATTTAACAAAATCAACATTATCCCAATCCAAATCTTTAACAAAAGTTTCTGATAATGTTTTCTTTCTTTCACCATAAGCCATTCTATAAAATATATTATCATGTTCATCAGGGTCACACATAAAGAATATAGTCCACATTTGTCTTGATGAGAAATCTTTATCTTTAGATTTATCTTTTTCATACAATAGATGAAATGGTGGATATATCTTAAACTGTGGATTAGCTTCCCAAAAGTTAGTAGATTGGTCTAAGATTCTGTAATTTATTTTAATCATTTTGTTACTTTTACCTTAACTATATATTCTGTACTATTTACTTTTAACAGAACAAATCTATTAAAGTAATCTTCATCAGGATTCTTTACTTTACCTACATTCATAGATAAGTTTACTGTATTACCACTAAAACTGGTAGATAAACAACCACAAGAAACTTCTGTATGTTCTATAGGTTCTTTAAACTCAAAACTGTATAATGCAGTTGAGTTTTCTTTGTATTCTCCTAAATTAATCTCTAACATATATTTCATCAAGTTTTAATCTGAATAAACATTGTTTTATACTTGCTGATATTTCAGCCATTACATTCTTAATAGCTTCATCATTTTCTTTACTCATTGAAGATTTAATCATATTATGTAAACCTTTAAAATAAACCATTACATCATCTGACTCAGGAATATCCAATGATTTAGGTGCTACTATATTTCCTGTATCTATCATATATATTTCTACAAGAGTATCTAATAAAGGTTCTACTTCTTCATAATATTTAGCTAATGCTTCATGAGTTCCTAATCTTCTAATAGTCCAATGTTTATATTTAGCATAAATTAAACTCTGAACTATTGTTGCTACTATTTTACTAAAATTTTCCATTAGGACATTTTTTATTAGTTAACACCATTTCATCAAAATCACAACCACATACAATACAGTAACCATTATTAAAGCATTCTTTACATCTTCTTGCTTTTTCTAATGGATGTAAATCAGTCATTAACCAAAGAGAGAGTTTGGCTTTCACTATGAAAACCAAACCCTTAATTAACTCTTTAGGATGCTTAATTAGATACTTTCTCACTAAACTTAATTTCAAGACCGATTGTTTTTAGTACCATTTTAAGAATAATTCCAAACATTCCACTAGGTAAACCAATTTGTAATTCTTTACCTTCGCATTCAATAAAACTCTCATTTGTTTTGTTATAAACAAATTGAATAAGTTTTACTGCTGTTGAATAGTTAAGAACAATCTTACCATTGGTGTCGATGTACTTGTCACCAAGTTCTGTCATAAATTCTCCCACATTAACTGTGTGACAACCTGCTTTTTTAACGAATTGAGGCATAATTATGATTTTTTAATGATTAACGTAATATCATTGATTGGGTCTACTGCTAAATAGCCAAAATGTTTGTTATTAATATCTGTTGGTGCTTCAAAATCATACCAATCTGATAATGTAAATCCATGAGATAAATGTGCTGGTGCATCTACTGAAGGTTTTTCAGCTAATACACATCTTCTATTTATCTCTACGATATCTCCAGCCTTTACATGATTAACATGTTCAGGAACACTTACTACAACACATTTTCTTGAGAATGCCCACGGTGAATCTATAGTTTGTCTAATACCAATACCATTCTGTGTCATTTCTTTCATTGGAATCTTTGGTGCAATAATTAATCCTGATTGTGTTCTTGTAGCTTCAATATGATAAGCTCTAACTATTGCAAAATGTACTGGAGTTACAGATTTATAATCTTCATCTAATATTGTAATATTAGCATTATACTTCTTAATTAATTCTTCAGTCTTATCCCAATGGTCATTAGCTTTAGCTATATCAAAGTTTTCTTTCCCTATTTCTTTAGACTTACCATCTACTCCAGTAAATAATACTTTTCTATTAGGGTCTGGAAAATTAGCTGCTGCAAATTCAGCAACATTTACACTCATTGCAGGTCTATCATGCCTCTTTTTTCTCATAATACTTTTTTATAATGTTATTAATATATTCCAGTTCTTTACTTTGTGCTCTGTGTATTTCTAACTTTTTACGTTTAGCCAACAATTTTTTATCTTTTAAATTAAACTTACCCAACCACTCTAGTAATACATATTTAGTATTTTCTAACGGATTTCGTAATACATTTTTTAGTTTCAGTTCAAAATCTTGTATAATAAACTTAACTAATCCTTTACTCTTTCCACATTCATTAGCTACCATTGTATATATATCACTTTTACTACTTGGAAGCATAATTATTTATATGAAATGAAAATACAAACTGTACATCTTCCTGATTAATTACAAAGGTATGAAACTTTATTAATTTATCAGATAAAAATCCATAACTATCTACTAAGTTTAATGACATTAACTCTTTCTTAACTTGAGTAAGTCTTGGTGCTTTCATTCTCAAGTCTTGCATTATATCTACAGAATAAGGTTTAGCAAAGTAATTTCTATTTGGATCTTTAGCCATTATATATGATATAGTCTCTAAAGCTCTATCTCCAAATTTAAAATTCTTTCTAAGAGTAAGCAATTTAAAATAAGTTTCCCAAAAGTTCATCTTACTTACTGCTTGTGTAGTTAATGCTTGTTCTCCAACTTTTCCAGTTAGCAAATTTACTTCCATTTTATTATTGGTGTTCCTACTGTTAACGATATTGTTTTACTTATCATATTATATTGAGCATTTAATGTATAATTACCTTTTGTTTTATACATTAATCCTAAACCATAATCTCTATTGCTGTATATAGTACCTGTTAACATTATAGTATTATATTTAGTTTCTACAGGTACATATTCCACAGTTCTTTCAGGATTTACTACAACTGTATTTGTAAATATACGATTTATCTCCATAGTATCTAATGTAATAGTTCTTTTACTACCTAAATAATATCCTTTAACACTTAA